CTAGGTGCTAGATAATTTGATCCAACGGTAAAATGTCCTCCATCCCCAAAACGAAATTTTTCCGTACCTGCTTGGCTGAATGTTAATGCTTGTACATAATTAACATTACCACCATAAAATGTACCTTCAGCATACATAGCTTCTGTAGCACCACGCAAAAAACTTAAGGTTGGATTTACTCCTGTGTTTGCTTGAAGTCTTACGGTCGTAGTTGCTGCGCCTGAATTAGCTTGCAGAGTATATGTAGGACTCGCAGTACCCACTCCTAACCGCTCCGCAGAAGCATCCCAGAAGAACTTAGGCGTTGTTCCGGTGTCTTCGTAGAAGGAGATGTCGCCTGTTGTTGCGTCAATATTAAATCTATCAACACCTCCATTATAAGCATTAGAGCCAGTTAAAACTCTAAAGTTACCTCCACCTCCATTGTTATCCAAATGAATTTCAATGTTTTTTGGAGAACCGATTGCAAGTGTATTGTCATCAGTAGCAGAATACTTGATGTATCTAAATGAGTCACCAAACTCAACACCATCAGCATTTACTGTGCCAGTAACGTCTATGCCTGTGGAGGTTGTGGCGATTTTTAGTGAACCATTATATCTTAGCTGTGTAGCACCGCCTTCTGTTGCTCTGAACATAACATCAGCGCCACATTTAATATCAACTAAACTGCTTCCTGATATTCTTAAATCTCCCTGTCCAACATCAGATATGTAACTATGACTACCATCATGATAAATCTCAAGATCGTTAGAGTTACCAAACGTAGCCTTGTCGTTGTCAGCAAAGGACGCGTTGCCAGTAACGTCTATTCCTGTGGCGGTTGTGGCGAATCTGATATTTCCATTGTAACGAAGATTTACTGCGCCACCAGAGGTTGCTACAAGGTAGTTATCGCCTGTAGAAGATTGAAGAAAAAGTTGGTTTGAAGCGCGAATGTACAGCGGACCAGACCCTTGCTCGTCAATATAACTGCCACTACCATCATGGTAAATCTCTAAATCGTTACCCGCACCAAACGTAGCCTTTCCATTATCACTAAGAGACAAACCATCAGCAGTGACTGTGCCTGTGAAGGTTGGGGAGGCTGAAGAGATAGCAGCGATGTTCCACGCAGAACCATCATAGACTTTCATGACATCACTAGTGGTGTTGAAGTACAACGCACCAGTTAATAAAGCATTGCCGTCATTGTCTAGTGTAGGGTCTGAGGCTTTATCGCCTAAGTAGCGGTCATCAAAGGCATCGTAGCTTGCTGCTGCTGCGGTTGCTGAAGTTGCAGAGGCTGTAGCTGATGTGGCTGCATTTGAAGCTGATGTGGCTGCGTTACTAGCTGAGGTGGCTGCTGCTGCGGCAGAGTCTGCTGCTGAAGTAGCAGAGCCTAAGATAGAGTCTGTGTAGGCTTTAGTCGCTGCATCCTGAGCTAACGTAGGGTCGCCAACACCAGTAATCTTGTTAGTCCCCATCGCAATAGCACCAGACATAGTGCCGCCAGTGAGGTTGAGCTTGAGTGCGTCTGCTGTGTCTACATAGGTCTTAGTCGCTGCGTCCTGTGCAGAAGTAGGATTACCAAGACCAGTAATCTTTGACGTACCCATTGCTATAGCGCCAGTCATCGTGCCACCCGCGAGAGGTAGTTTAGTGGCTAGTGCTGTTGTAACAGTAGAGGAAAAGTTAGCGTCATCGCCTAATGCGGCGGCTAGTTCGTTCAACGTATCAAGAGCAGCAGGGGCAGCGTCAATGACGTTAGAAACCGCTGTGTCTACATAACCTTTAGTTGCGGCGTCAGTAGAAACAACAGGGCTACCTAAGTCACTTAGTACCGCAGCGTTAAAGTCTACAGTGCCGTTGACAACTAGATTGTTGAGTGTAGTTGTTCCTGAGCCTGCTGTTAGGTTGCCTGCAACATTACCTGTCAGGTCGCCAGTTACATTACCAGTGACGTTACCAGTTAAGTTACCAGTAACATTACCCGTCAGACCGCCTACAAAGCCCGTGGTGGCTGTTACTGTAGAACCCCTTACTGTTGACGGGGTAGTCGCACCAATGGGCGTAGAATTGATTGAACCGCCTGTAATGACTGCGTTGCTAGATGCAAAAGTACCGTTAGCTGTTAGAGTGCCAGTAACGGTAGCTGTAGCGGTAGTGACAGTAGAAGGATTAGTACCCAGTTCTACAATCTGTGTAGACGCATTCTCTGTGAAGATTCGTTTGTCTGTGACGTTGACAGCGAGTTCGCCTTGAACCAAGTCACTTGTGGTAGGGACTGCTGAGGCTGTAGAGCTGTTCTTGGTTACTATGACTGTCATTTTAGTTTCCTGTTAGTTACCACTTTTCTTTGTTAGCCCAATAAGCTGCTGAGGTCTTACCTTTTGCTATGTTCTTAGCGTGCCTAGCCTTAAAGGATTTGCGTCGAGCTTTCTCTGACGCTGTTGTGGGATTCTTTCCTGCACCTGAGACACCTTGTTGACCGAACCGAATCGTCTTAACGGTGTCGCCTTCTTTAGCCAATACAACGTGGCTCTTTGTAGGATGGTTAGGGGTACGTTTGGGCTTATTATACCCACTTACGCCTAACTTGGTCATTCTTGGGTCTTTTTTACTCATAAAGAAAAGAGGAGACAGCGCTGACTAGCAGAACTGCCTCCCCACTCCTATTTAGGCGTTAACGTTAAGTACAAAGCCTGACTCAGGACGCAATACTTTTACGCCGTAGAGCTGATCCGCAGTGTACAGGTTAGCAAGGAACTCTTGCTTGTACTGTGTCTGCGAACGAACACCCATTTGCTCTGCCAACACAAAGGTGTCTTTGTGGAGAAGCAGTGCAGCTTTGAGGTCGTTAGTGTTTGCTGTGTTATCAGCAGCTGCCTCAGAAACAGCGCAGTTGGTAGAAACAAATACGTCAATGCCGTACAGGTTACCAATCTTGCCGTTCTGTACAGGTGCGCCACTGACAAAGTCAGAAGACACATAGCGGTCGATGCCCATGATTGCGTTACGCAGCGAAGGCGGGATAACGAAACAACGATTGTCGAAAGGCACGTCAGCGTCGTCCATCTTCTGAATCAAAGCTCGGAAGCCTGCATCAGTGAACACGTCAGAAGCTGTTACTGTGTCTGCAGCGTACTGGGTAAGACCAGTAGACGCATCAACGTAGTAAGAGTTAGTGTTAGTGTAATCACCTGCAGCGTCACCCAAGTTAACAGCCAAACCGTGAAGGTCGCTATCAACCTGACGAGCTAGAGCATAACCTGCATCTTGAGTATAGAACTGACGGAGGCTAGTAAGCGCCTGCGTAGCAGTAATGTCTTCGATGAGACGTGAATACTCAAAGTGCTTGTCGATGAGAACTGCTACGTTCTCTTCAGTGTCGCTCTGGATGCTAACAGCAGTGCCTGCAGCCTTAGCAGTGGCAGTACCACGTACAGGAGCAGGGATGTTGATAGTATCGCCTTTCTTGCCAGTCATTCCCATCTTCTTGACTAGGTTGGCAAGCACAAGGCTCTTCTCGTACTGCGCGCGTACTTCGTCACTCCAGATTTCTGGGATAAACGTTGCCGCAGTAGTGTTGTTAACCGAACCACCCATGTTAGGGTATACTGATTTTGTTATAGCCATCTTATTTCTTCCTTAAAGTTATGTAATCATTTAACACGCCCCTCTTGGTATGCTTGCATAATCTCTTCGGACATAGCAGCGTAACGGTCAGGGTTGTCTTTCATTAGCTTAATAATGTCTGCACGTCGAAAGATTTTCCTACTGTTAGTCTCTGATGTACCTGATGCACCACCAGTAGAGGCGCTTCTAAGTGAAGCAGTCCTACTAGATTTCTCAGCGTTAACGGTCTGTCCAATAAGGCTCTGACGATCTTTCCACAGGCTGAATATCTCATCAGCTGCTTCATAGTCAAAGTTTCTATCAGCCTGACGCAATAGATTAGTCCTAAACTGACTATCACCAACCCAACTAACAAAGTTCTGGTCAGCAAGTATGTCAGCCATGTCAGGATGCTTTTCTTTAAGCATTGACTGAGCAGTGGACTTCTTCATGTTCAATGAAGCCTTTTGAGCCTCTTGAACAGCAGGATGTTTATCTATCGCTTTCTGTATCGCCTTTTCAGGGTCAGAGAAGTAATCAATCTCTTCGTCTACAGTCTCTTCTTGCTTATTGGATTGTGACATAACAAATTCGTCAACAACCTTACGCAGTTCCCCAACTTCTCCACTTTGACGACCAAGCATACGCTCAGCCTCTTGGTGCATACGGACAAGGTCAGCAGCTGATTTGCCTCTGTACTTGTCTGGGACGTCTTCTTCAGTAGGTTGCTCTTGCGAGTCTACTTCGTCAAACTCTGCCGTGTTGTCTTCGTCTTCTAGTCGTCCTTCTTCTTCCATATCTATCAGTGTAGCCATTATTAAACTCCGTGATTAATATCATTATGGAGATTGATGGTCATGTAAGGCTCTTACGAGTTCTCCTTACTTCGTTCGCGTTTAATCTGGTCTTGTCTGTTCTTAGCCCACTTCATAGTCGCACCCGGCCAATCACCGGATATGGGGTCTAAAGTACACTGAACAGCACTGACCATCCTAGACGCTGTTTTATCGCAGGAGGAGCAATCTGTTTCCCTAACCTCTTCGTCAATGAAGCGCTCCGTGACGTGTTGGTCTGGGCAGATAAACTCAAAGATGCGTCTAGTCATCCTGCGAGTCCTCTTTCAGGACATCTAAAGTTGAGTCAACCGTGTGTGGCAGATTCATTATTAGATTTGCTATGTTTAGCTGTCCCTTCTTGTAAAAGAGTTCATCGGAGTTTTTTACAGCTTCGATGCTCCCTATTGCCTCTACTAAGTCGGATAGTTCTTTTTCTACGTTCTTCCATCCGTCTGTCATGAGCATCTCTTGGATTTGCTCGTAATGCTTTATATCTGCCTCATTCATATTGTTTATCCTCCTTAGGACAATAATGCTTGACTTCTTATGGCTTATGTGCTATAGCGCTGGACTATACCACAAAACAGTCCAAATGTCAAGTCTTTTTTGAGCTTTCTTTCTTGGCAGGAGCAGCCGCTTGTGCAGCCTCTAGAGCTGCAATGCGCTTGTCCAGACGTGCGTAGGCAGCGTTAATCTGCTCTACCACGTTTTCTAATTCTTTATTGCTGACCATTCTTTGTGTTCTCCTTTACTACTTCCAGTCCTAGCTTCTTCTCATCAAGAGCAAGATTAGCTAGTCTCATACGCTTCTCAAAGTCTTTGTCACTCTCAGAAGCTGTCTGGGATGACGCTACAGCCTTAATACGAGCCGTCTCAAGCTCTACAGGGACGCCTCTAGCCTCTAGAGCAATCTTCTGCGCTCTAGCGTTAGACTCTGCTGCCTGAGCGTTTAGAGCCGATGTTTGGCTGTTCTTAAAGGCTCTGTCTTCCTCTGCTAACGCCTGCTGCATCTGCTGCTGCTCTGGGTTAGGCTGCTGAGCCTGTATCATTGTCTGTATCAAGTCTTCACGGTTAGTGATGTTCATGTTGTCAATAACAGACTGCATGATAATTGGGTATACAGGGCTGTCTTGTGGCATAGTCTGTAGCAGCTGTACTAGCTGAGCTACTTCGTACTCACGAGCAACAATACCCAGTGTGCTTGTAGCAATAAACTTATAGTCGTTAACAGGGAATAACTCAGGCTCGAACTGCATATAACGCCAAGCAGCCTTCTCAACGAAAGGCATCAAGAACGACTCTTGGAAGTTTACTAGCGTACGCTTCTGACGCTTGATGATGCCGCCCAAGCTCATAGAGCTGCCTGCAGACGTTGTACCGCCACCGTTCATTGCTTGCTGCGCTGTGTCAACACTACCTGTAGCAGCCTGCACCATGCGCTGTAGCGAGTCAGCCTGTGCAAACGTAATCTGGCTAACCTGACCAAAGTTAAACGGATGCAGCACCTCACGAGGGTCGCCGTTAGTCAATAGCAGCTTGCCTGCCTTAACCTCTGGCTTAGTGCCTCTAGGCATCCTTGTAGCGTCCATAGCAAGCATTGGGTGTACAGTGAGGGCTAAAGCGTCAATCCTTGCTCTAAGCTCTGCATCAAGCGCTTTCTGGCTGTTAAAGCCCTTCTCGCACACACCCATGCCCCAGAAGCGACTTGGCACAACATCCCAAGGAAATGCTACGATAGGTCGGTCTTCCATCATGTAAGGTGATGCTTCAGCCTTTAGCAGCGTACCGCCGTTAGCAATAACGACAATAGCCTCTACGTAGTAGCTGTCTCTGCCTTCATCGTCTTCGTTGCTGTCGAAGTTAACCATCTCGTCATCAGCGTCAAAGGCATTCTCAAGCAGCTTACGTGGCACTAAGCCGTAATACTTTGTTAACCTAACCTTGTCCTCTGGCTGCTGCCAAAGCTCTTCGTCAGGCTCTAAGTCCAAGTCAGGCGCTGCACGTCCAACATAAACCTTTCTGTAAACACCTTCTTCCTGCAGCTGCTCTACCAAGTGTGACGAGACAAACTCATCAACAGCAACACCAACAGCTGTGTCGATGCTAGTGGCTACAGGGTCAATAAGGAAGTTGTGGGGTTGAATAGGACGTAGCTTAACCACGGTGCGGTCACGGATGTTAACACCCACGGCAGTCATAGCACCGTCCATCACAGGCTCTGTAGCCGGAACCATCTCTTTCTTCTTCTCAAGCACTATCTCGCCAATGCCTGTGCCGTACACAGCAGCGTTGATGAGACATTCACCTACAGCCTTTCTGATCTTATTCTTAGTAAACTCTTGTGACAACGCTTCACGCAGGAAACGCACGTCAGAACGCTCTGTGTCGCCCATGTCGTCTTGTATGTCAAAGAACTTACCACGTCCAAAGGTAGCCTCTTCAATGTCAGCTACGTTGTTCTCAACAGCTTGGAGGAGGGCAGGGGAGACAATCTTGCTTCTTTCGCTCTCACGAGTCTTGTCGTCATCTGCCCAGATGCCACGCCAAAGACGATAGTATTCATTGAACTTCTGATCGTAGTTAGTGTCAAAGAATTCACGCCAATCCTCAACTTTGTACATCACCCAGTCTTCTAGGTTTTCGTCAAGTATGTTGACTGTGTCTTCGTTATAATCGTCCATATCAATATCCTGTGTATTCGTCTAAGGATTCTTCGTAGTCTTCTGAGTCGTAGCCCCAATCGTAAGCTACATTAGCTAACTGATCTATATACGCCAATGAGTCAACAGTGTCGTCGTGTACTAAGTGGTTAGGGAACTGAAACAACTCATCCATGAACTGCACATTCCAGTCGCCCTTGTTTAACGTAATGCGTCCGTTTTCAAACCTGCCCTGCAAAGCCCACATGATCCTGTCAGTCTTCTTTCTGTTACCGTGTGTTAGCTCTTCTACTCTAAAATACTTGTTGAAACGCTTCATAAGGTCTGTCAGCGGCGACATAACAGCCTGCCTACTAATACCTTTTTCAATACCTACAGCAATAGGATAATGCTCTTTCACAGCGTCAAATATACGTGCTGCAGTCTCGTCTAGCGTCCAACGACCAATAATGATGTCTTTAACCCACCAACCATGCTCATTGACTTTGACAATGGCTATAGAGCTGTTATCGAGTCTCTTGTTGCTCTTCTTGCCTATCTCTTCAAAGCCTGCTAAGTCACAGGCAATGTAGTAGTCGCCAATGTCAGGCTCGTCAGTATCAAACGTAACCCACTCTTCCTTGAACATCTCAGAGCCACGAGCCTCAAAGGACGCCATAAACTCTTGTCTGAACGCATAAGACGACAACGTACGTTTAGCGCTGTCTATCTCTGTAGGGTCAATCAGAGGGTTGTCGTAGCTTGTGAAGTGCCACGCATTGTAGTCCTCTAACTTGCCTAATGATGCTTCAGTGTACAGGTCGTAGAAGTGGTTGCGACCCATTGGTGTGCCAATGAACAGCGCTTCACCTTTTAAGTCTGACAACGCAGGACGTAGAATTAACTCCCACACCTCAGGCTTAAAGTCTGCAAACTCGTCCAACACTACGTAGCGTAAGCTAACACCACGCATAGTCTCTGGTCTGTCTGAACCCTTTAACGAGATAGACGCACCGTTAATGAGCTTGAGTGTTAGGTTGTTGACATGGCTATTGGCTATTACACCCTGCCCCATCTCTAGCAGCATATCCCAGATAACGTCTCTAGCCTGTCCCTGCGTAGGCGCTACATAGAAAACTTTACCGTTCTTAGACGACAGAGCCTTAACGAGCAACAACGACGCTGCTAGTCTTGTCTTACCCGTA